CGGTGTAGAGATCGGTCGCCGTGGTGGCAGACGGGCTGGACTGTCCTAGAATCTTGAGTGCCTCGGCGGCGTCGAGCCGCGGAGATGCAAGACAAGCAATCGCGACAAATGCAGCAAGCAGAAGATGCCTGATGAGCTTCATTACATTCCTCCCAACATGAAAAAGCGATAGAATGCGACGTTCACCTGACCGCTCGTAGTGATCGTCGAGAAGTTCATGCCGTTGCCGGGCGAGACACTTGTGACGGTGCCCGATCCGCCGCCGCCTGATCCTGAGCCCGAGCCACCGGTGTTGCGCCACTTATTGACGCTTCCGGCCTGATAAAACAGCCGCGCAGTTTGGTTGGCTGCCAAGGTGATATCGCCGCCGAATGAAAAGCGATTTGAGGCAGTCGATCCAGCGTCGCTATCCTTCAGAATGATTGGGTTCGAGCCTGTATTGACCAGCAGGACCTCGCAACCTGAGACACCGCCCGCAAGACCGGTGATATTGCGCGACGCATTCGACGACAGAATCAGCGTGTCACTGACACAGACCGAAGAGGATGGGTTATAGTCATTCTGGTCCGATGTAATCTGAGCAGGGGTTGCAATCCCGGTTCGTTTGATTGTCCCTTGCAGATCGACCATGCCGGTCAGTATCGGGGCCGCGACCGTTTTATTCGCGAGGGTGGCCATCGCCGCGTTCTTGGCAGCGTCACTGGTGTTGTCAACGTTGCCGAGGCCGACGTCACCCTTAACAATCCCGGTCGGTGTATTGATCACAGGCGAATTAAAGGTTTGCACGGCCGACCAGGTATGAGCGGTCGAATAGACGTCGGCATTGAGCATGCTCGACGTCACCTTGCCGGCGCCGATTGACGTGGCAAGCGAGCCGGCCGAAGTCGTGACGTCCCCTGTCAGCGCGGGGAAGTTAGCCGCCTGCAACGCGCCGGTCACGTCGTTGGGCAGCCGGACGGTGCAGGTGTTGTTGGCGCAGTTGATCGTCTTGTTGGTCAGCGTCGCTGCGGCAGACCACTTGGTCGCGTCGCTCGTGTTGTCGACGTTGCCGAGGCCGACGTCTCCCTTGACGATGCCGGTCGGCGTATTGATCTGCGGCGACGCAAACGTGCCGCCCGTCACCGTCTTTCCGGTAAAGGTCAGCGCCGAGGGCAGCGAGAGCACCGGATTGCCGGACACGCCGTCCCCGTTGCTAACCGCAATCTCGGCGGCGGTGCCGCTGATCGACCGCTGCGCCCAGGCATCGGTGCCGGTCCGCACGGCAAAGCCGGTGCCGCTCAGCCCCTCAAGCGCGGCGAGGTCATTGGCGAGCGCCAAGGTCGGGTTGCCCGCAACACCGTTACCGTTGCTCACCGTGATGCCAGCAGCCGGCGCCGTCACGGTGCGCGTGGCGCATGTCCCTGCTCCGGTGCGAGCTGCAATGCCGCTGGTCGACAGTGCGGCGAGGCAATCGAGGTCGGCGTCCCACGCCTGCACGTTGGTGCCGATGGCGACGCCGAGATTGGTACGTGCGTTCGCCGCAGTAGTGGCGCCAGTCCCGCCATAGGCGACAGTAACCGGCGTTGCTTGCCAGGTTCCAGCCGTCACCGTGCCAACAGTGGCAATATCAGTCCCGACCAGCTTCGAGGCCGCAATTGAGCCGGCCAGCATCGCGTTGGTGACCTTGCCGGCGCCAATGGCAGTGACGCCGCTGGCGGACATGGTCACGTCGCCGGTCAGCGCATAGCAGGCCGGATTTGCCGCGCTTTGCCCGATTGCGATCTGCGTCGAGGCGCAAAGGAGCGAGGTAAATCCGGTCTGACCAGCCCCCTTGCCGATGGCGAAGGCGTGGTTTGTCACGGTCCCGGCGGTCTGCGCTGCCGCACTACCGGCAATAAAAAAGGCCGCAAAAGCGGCCAGCAAAGAACGAAGGTTGATCATCTTCATACCGCGTATCCCATCCCCGGAATCGGATCGAGAACGACCGACGCTCCGTCCCCCGACAGCGTCCATTCGGTCAGGCCGCCCTGAAACTCGTCGGCACCCTGTGTCTGGATCGTGTGCGGATAGAGGCCAGAGTTGCCCTTGAAATCAACGATCTTGATCTTGCCGACCTTGGCCGACGAGGCCGGAAGAATGATGTTGCTTGGGCTTTCATCTGTTGTGCGGTCCATGACCAGCAACTGCACGCTCGGGCCGACTACGATATCCCCTGCCTCGGTGACGACGCGAACCGTGACAGCGGAGTTGGACAGCATGTCGCCGATGGCAAGCTTGCTCCACGACCCTGTCACGCTATCCTGTACGGCAATGGTTTGCCGCGCAGGATCAAATGCGTAGAGCTCACCGAGCTGCGCGTAGTCTGGCAAGATCGTGTAGCTGCCAGCTTGCTTCTCGATCCTGACGAATGCCTGACCAGAGACATTCGCCGGGAAACGGACATCCATCTTCCCTTGGATGACGGACTTCGGAATGATCTTGATCTTCATTACCGGCGTGGTCATAGGCGCGCCACTCCGTCAATGATGGCGAGTGTGCCAGTGAACAGCGAGATCGTCTCACCGTTGATCGAATAGACACCGCCGATCAGGTACGAGCCTGGACACAGGCTTTTCATATCTGATGCTGGAACAAGCAACTCAAACCCACCCGAATTGATCGTGATCTTGCCGTTCCCTGTGGTGGCCTCGATCACCTTGCAGCGGTCGCCATTCCTAACCTCAACCTCGATTGTCGAGCCGGTGAAATCAATATGGTCACCGGTCTGAGCATCGGTGAACTCGAACTGCGTTTTCCAATCCGCGTTGTTCGTTGCGGCCGACGTAAGATTGATCGTCATGACGAGCCTCAGAGCTTGATATAGGTCGTGACGAGTATGGTCGGCGGAACGGTGCGCAGAGGCGCGCTGGTGCCGCCCTGCGCGGTGCCGGTGAAGGTCGATGCAGCCTGACTGAACTGCGGCGTAATCAGGTCGTTGGCCAAACCGTGAAAGAAGCCGCCGCCATCGATGCCGAGCGCGCCACTCGTCGAGAATCGGCCATAGAACTGCGTGTTCGAACCGCCACCAAGCGATGACAGGCTGATGACGCCGTTGGTGATGGTGCCGCCCGGCGTATAGGGCGGCAGGTTGGTCGTTTGGAGCGTGAAAGATTCGCCGCCGCCGGCCGCGCCAAGTGTCGTCCCGCTTGCCCCGAAGTAGCTGGACGTGAGCCGCCCAGCCGCGCTGGCCCCCATGTCGTCAAGGCTTGCCAGCACCCGTCCGCGCGCGTCAGGCAGCGTGATCGTCTTGTTGGCCGCCCAATCCGCTGCGGCAGAAACGCCACGGCCGCCCGACACGGTCAGGCTGGCATCGGCGCCCCACAGATAGACAAACAGCGCCTGACAGTCTGCGTTGGCCCGCTCCGTCGCTCCGGACGTTGAACTGCCAATGGTCCGACCGTTCAGCCGCACCCATCCGCTGATCGAGCCCGTACCGTAAGCGGCCTTGATATCGCCCGTGGCGGCAACCGTGGTCGGATCGACAGAACCGCCGCCCCCGCCGCCTCCCGACGATGGGCCGATCACAAGGATGTTGTCCGCGACGATCTGCTGGACGCCATTCTTGTCGGTCAGACGGACCTTGATCGAGCCATCCGCGAGGAAAAACTGCGGCAGCCGCCCGGCCGCGTCGCATGTGATCGGGTTCGGCAGCGCGATGGTCAGCGCGGCGTCCTGGTAGGCGTTTTGTGGCGTCGCAACAGTGCCCGCCTGGATCGTGTAGAACTTGCAGCCACTAAGCGGCTTGCCATGCTCGTCAAACTGCTGGGACAGGCTGAACGAGATAGTGCCAGCGGCTTGGACAGAGCCTAATGACACTGCTAGAATGGCGGTTACGATGCACAATCGCTTCAGCATTGGCGCCCCTAATGCAAAAAGCCGCCTTTGGAGGCGGCTGTTCATGATATTCTGCGTGCTTGCACTCTCACTGACCGGATGGCCTTGGCATTTCTGGCTGATCGTCGGCGCGGCCTGCGCCGATGGACGTAATCGCAGGGATGCCAGACGCTTGTTCTCCGCCAACGCGGGCCAACCCACGGTCAGCAGCACGCAGGGAATTGAAGAGGTTCTGATTGCGTGTCACGACGCGGATGCCCTGCAGGAGCTTCGCGGGGTCAGATGAAGTCAACATCTCAGCAACCTTGCGCGAGACGTTTTCGTTGATCCTGTTTTTTCCCTTGAGCGCTCCGTAAGCCAGCGCTGCATTCATAACGGCTCCTGGGTCTGAAAACGGATTCAACCCGCCACCAGAGAAGCCATAGGCACCGCCAGCCAACCCCAATTCTGCAAGCTGCCGCGCAGTGGTCGAGTTGCCTTGCACGGCGTTTCTGGCCAAATCCATGATGCCTTCTACACGCAATCCAGCCTCAAGTTCTGCTGCCTTATCCTTACCGAGAGCGATATTCAGCTTTTCCCGAGCGGCGGGTGACTCGGCAATCTTATTCAGAACTGAGCGCCGATCACCGATCTTGCTCAGACTTGAGATAAACTCTGAGACAAAGCCGTCTTGAAATAACTGCTTTTCAGTCGGCGTCATGTGGCTCAATGCGCGCCGCACGTCCGAGTGCGATACGTTCTTGGTCACATAGTTTTTGCCAGCTTCGAGCGCGTCCTGAGCGTCGAACATCTGTGCGGCTCCAGCGCGGGCCTTGGCATAGCTCGGGACAGCCTCATCCAACTTCCGGACGATAACGTTCTTGACCTCGGTTAACGTGCCGACATCTTCATTCTTACCGGCTCGTTTGGCGACGTTAATTTCCTGGTCAATCTGGCGTTTGACCAAGTCCCAAAATTCCAGGGTCGGCTTACCATCGTTCGCCCAGCGCTCGATAGTCGTTCCGTTCAATGGACCGCTTGCTGACTTATTCTGCGCCTGTTTGAGCGCGGCGTTGACCGCGTCCTTCACGACTGGAGCTTGAGACAATTCCGATAGCTCATTGTCCCAGATTCCGACGCGCCCTTCCGCGTAAGCCTTGGCATACGCTGGACGGTTGAAACCCTTCGCAACCTCCGTGATCGCCTTTGACTGAGCGTCGGCGTCAGGAAAGTTGAAGGTGTTCCGCAGCCAACCAGTAACACGCTCTGATTGTCCCTCAAACCGATCGTTGATCGTGCGAGACAAGGCAGCCCGACCCTCCGGAGAGGTGTTGGCAGCGGAGCGGGCAAGCGCGCGAGTGGTTTCCCCGCCTAAGTCCATAATGGTGGCCGGTCCGCTGGACTGACGGCTTGCGGCAAATTCCGCTGGCGTCAGTCGCGACGCCGCTGTTGGGTCAGCCTTAATATCTCGCTCGATGGCTGTAGCGACGCGACGAGCAGCCTCATCATCCGCATTCCGTATGCCGCGCCATGTGTTTGCCAATGGACCGGCAGCAGCCCGAGCGCTACGGATCACACCCTCGACAACGGCAGGAGCAGCGCCGCCTAAAGCGCCACCTAGCGCCGCGCCCGTGGCGCCACGCGAGACACTGTCGACTGCGCCACTTCCCTCTCCCACGCCAGATAGGCCGCCCAAGCCGGCACCAACCGCGGCTCCTGTTGCCATGCGCCCCGGCAACGTCGCTGCATTTGCTGCCACCCCAATTGGAAGCGCAACAGCTCCAGCTACATTCCCGGCGATGGACGCTATGGGGTGCTGCTCTTCGGCAGATTTGGTATCAGCGCGCTCTCGCGAAACAGCTTGATCGTATGCCTTCGACGCCTCTGGTTGACCAGACCAATACTTCACAGCGCCGCTAAGAAGATTGTAGATACTAGCAGGGTCTTTCGGATCAGCGCCGCTTGCTTCGACCAAGCCGCGCAATTCATCATAGAAATTCGCCGTGATTCCTTGCGCAGCACCGCGGGCTGCCGCGTCAAATGCGCCGCGATCCGCCTTTGTCATGTCCATTGTGACGCGCGTAGGTGCCGCCTGCCCCTGCGACGATTGAACCGGATTCGCAAAGCCACTGTCTGACTTTGCCAACGGGGCGGCGTCCCACCAATTACCGGCCGCCCCTGGCGTCTTGGACGGTTCAGCTAACGGCGCGGCATCCCACCAGTTCGGCATTATGGCTTAACCCGCTGTGTGCCATCCGGCGCAGTGAAGATAGAGCCAGACGTGAGAGCTTCATACTGTTGCTGCGTGATCCCCTGAGACTGTTGAAGCGGTGCCCTCGTCATACCTTGGGGCTTATAGAACTGACCGCCTCGCATTTCGGCGGCACGCTGCTCATTGAATTTCAGACGGTTCTGAGCCAAGCCAATCGCGCGATCATATATTTTCTGACGAACAGCATCAGGTAGCGACGATGAGCCTTGAATATCGAGCATGATCTTTCGCTCGCCCTCAGTCGGGTTACCGCCGAAAATTGATTTTAGCTGCGTCAGCGCGTTGGACGTGATTGTGTTATCCAGCTCGGCAGTATCAATCGAAGCCTGATGGCCGAACAGCGCGCCAAGCGACGCAACCTTGTCCGCACCTTTAAAACCGAGCGCCTTCGGCGAAAGCTCCTTGGCCTTTGATAGCGCGTCGATTGCGGACTTTGCCGTCATTACGCCTTCATCGGCTTCCAAGATGGCTTTTTTGTCGGTTGCAGTCAGCGGGGCTTGGTCCTCACGAGGCATCTTGCCCGTGAGAACATAGCTGTTGTAGGCGGGATGTTCTGGCGTAAGACCAAGATTGGTAGCGGCAGCTTTGCGCTGCTCTATCTGGCTCTGCACAGTGGTGTTGTTCTCTGGCAACTTTCCGGTGAGGACGTAGGCGCGGCCTTCCGGAGTGGTCGGATCAATTCCGTATGCCCGAGCCGCCTTCGCCCGTTGCGCGGCTGTCTCTTCCGGTCCCTCAGCCGCCCGCGCCGCATTCGCCTGCGCGATCTTAAGATATGCGGCGTTCTGCGCATCAGTGACGGCGTCGCGCCTAAGCTGCCGCTCATCCAGCCGGCTCTGACGCGCCAAATCCTGCTGCCGATCACCGACAGATTTCAAATACTGCGCGCCCTGATAGTCGCCAAGGCTCGCAAGGCTGACCGCTGCCTTGTTGAAATCCAAGCTGCCATCGCCAAGCTTCGCAAGCGATAGCGCCTCATTGCGAGCATTATTCAGCCTGTTCTCACCCAACGTCTTTCCGAGGTCGGAAAGGGACGTCCAGTTGATATCCGGCGCTTGGCTGTAGCCGGGGATTTGCAGCGGTGCGATTGCCATTTGTCCGGCCCCTACTTCAATGCCGATCCAAAGCCGCCCCAGCCACTGGCCTTAAGCCCAAGGCCGGCCAGCGACAGCGCGCCGCCGAGAAGATTGCGCGCGCCCTGCGATTCTCCTGCGGCCTGCATGTTGTTGGCCGAGACATTACCGCTCGTGTAGTTCCCATACAGCCCGACCCGGTTCGCCGCGTCGTTCTGCGACAGGTCGGAAAGGCTCTGCTGCACGCCGGCCGCGCCGGTCGTGGCCGAAAGCTCAGGCGACACAAAACCACCGAGCCTGTCGAGCCATGAGCCGTATTGCTGGTTCTGCAAGTTCTGGCCGAACGTCAGCGCATCAAGGTCGGCGTTGCCGCTGTTCAGCATGCCGCCCGCGGCACGGCGACGGTTGATCGCGTCGAGGCCGGCCGTAACCGCTGCATCATAGCCAGGATTGTTGGTGAAGGAGGATTGCGCCGCCTTCGCCGCGTCCGCGCCGTTGACACCGAGCGCGTCGAGATACAATTGAGACCCGGCGCCATACTTGCCAGCCAGATCGCTCAGCGAGCCGTATGCCGTGTCAAGGTAGCCCTTCGACCGATCGAAGCCGGTATCGAGCGCCGACGTTCCTTTGCCAAGATAATCTCTGAGCAACGCGCGATTGCGCTCGGCGGCTTCCTTCTCGGCGCCCCCGCCGAACAGCTTGTCAAAGAACGATGCCATGTCAGGATGATCCTCAGATATACGGCGCGTGGGGTGGCGTGAAGTTGGACGTCCAGCGCGCAACGCCGACGCTCAGGCGGAACTCGTCTATGTATTTTCCGGTGCTATAGGGCACGGAAAGGCCGGTACAGCCGACACCGAATACTCCACCGGAATCGTAGTTCACCGCGCCGGAAACACCGGTTTGAACCGCATCCTGAATGCCATCGATAAACAAGTAGGCCGTAGACCCATGTCGCACCATTGCGATGTGGTACCACTGGCTACCCGCGACGCTGCTGGCAGAGGTCAACAAGATGTTTGTGCTCGATCCTGAATAGGTCGCAGCGACGATCTTGTTCGAATTGTCGCGATGGACATATAGACCGATCTGCGAGAGCGACGCCCCGGCTCTCTGTTGCCCGCAAATTCCTTGGAAGCCGCCGCCAGAAACGCCCGCCGGATTCCACCAGCAATCCATGGTGAAGTCAGAGCTGCCGAGGTCGAGATCGGCTGTGTTGTTGGTGACAATCCCGCCAGAACCGCTTGTGAGCAGCGACGATGGACCGAACTTTGATGCTGCGGTGCTTAGCGCATTTGCGCTCAGCGCATCTGTCCATGTATGAGCTAACCCGCCAGCATTCGAATCCGTAAATGTCGTCCCGCCATTCGCACCGTCGAAATGCAGCAGAACCTTCGTGAACGCATCGTTCCCCGGCACGCCGTAGCTACCAGTGAACCCGACTCCGAACCTGCTCACGCCGTCAGGCTCCCGACAAGGTCCCACTCGTCGTTCGCGCGCTTAATGAGCGTCGCGCCAGCGTATCGACCGATCAGCGACTTGAACGAGTTGAACGAATTGATGGTGACGCCAGAGCCCTGCGCGAACGTCACCTTCCCTGCGCCGCCCTGAATCACATCGATCTGTGTTCCGACCGCGAAAGCAACGGATGTATTTGGCGGAACGGTCACCGTCACCGCGGACGAATTGGTGAACCGGCAATATATGCCGCTGTCGGCCAGAACGAACGTGTAGCTCGTCCCGGTCTGCTCATTGATTGCCCTGAGCACATTCGACTTGGTGTCGTCGCTCGGGAAAACGATATCAGAAAGAGGTTGCAGCCCTTCAAGAAACTTGAAAACCGGGTACCAGTCAGGATTGACAACACCCCCAGCCGAGACAATCGGCACGTTCTGTCCGGGGACCGTCACCTTTCTCATTGGAGCACGTCGGCCTTCATGTCGGCGCCCATCAGCCCGACCGGCACATTGCTGGACACCGTAAACCGCCAGCGCACGCCCTGAACGTCGGCCTGCCCCCAAATGGAAGATCGGACGCGGCGATTAGTTAGCGCCTGTTCGCCAAGATCGACTATGCGTTCGTTTTTCCAGATGTTGCCGCCGTCGAGTGAAACCGAGATTCCGATTTTTGGCTTCGTCTGGACCGGATCGTCGCCCGTTGCGATACCGACACCCTTGGTAAGATAAAGCTCGATCTCGTTGATGCGAGCTACTTTCGGAAACGAGCCGAGCGGGCCTGTCTCAACCGTCATGCGCAGCGGATCGCCGTTCTCGTCATGATAGGAGCCGGAAATCTCGGCCAGTTTCGCAGTGCCGTCGATGCCGCACAGCCATTTATCGAACGCCTTAACCGGGAAAAGGCCGTTCCAGCCGCTTTTCAGATAGCTCTGCCGCTCGTGCCAGCTCTGGAGCGTGGTATCAAATTCCCAACACCACGTCGGACCGCGCACCACGATGAAGCCGTGGCCCTGCGCGACATATGCCGACACGCTGATCTGCGTCTTGTCACTAGTCCCCTCAATGGCGAGTTCAACGTCTGTCGACGACACCGGCACTGGCGTATAGCCCTCAAGGCGAGACACCCGGTTATCGTCACCGACGAAATAGAGGCCTTTGCCCCATCCATCATCTGCGCCAATTATGGCATATGGGCCGATAATGCCGCGCGGGATTGTGGCGATATAGCTCCACGGATAACCGGTATCGTTGACCTGACCTCCCCACACTTCCATCGTATCGGAACCGACGGCAAGAAGCTGACCATTGCCGAGCGGATAGTTGCGATAGAGCGTGTCGGGCTTGCTCTCGGCCGTCGCGACGGTCAGCGCGTTGATGGACAGTGAATTGACATCGGACGCGCGCATCGTTCCATCGCCGTAGCTGAAATGGAAAAAGCCTCGCATGTAGCAAGCGCTATTTGGCTGTCCAACATCAGCGTCCGGATAGCTTCCAACCGCTGTCCCGTTAACGATCACGGCACCGTCGCCGGGCACCACGATGACGATATGCGGAACTGCCGCATTGTCGCGCGCCATGATGACCGGCGCTGTGCCCGGTACGGTACCTGTGAGTTCTGATCCAGTCCCGCCAGCTGAGCTGAAGGAATAAACCTTGCTCCCAAACACAGCATAGAGCGTGCCGGCAACTACGAGAGCACCGCGGAACCCCTGCTGCCCAGCTTCACCCCATTCCCTCAATCCTGGCACGCGCCAGTAGATGTATTTCTGCCCGGCCGTCTCTGGCAACTGCTCCGGAAAACAGTTGATCAGCCGGCCGCCCGCCGCCTGAGGATGGCGGCCAGGCGCGGACAGAAAAGGAAACGGTACAGCGGTCATCAGAAGTATTCGGTTTTTAACGTCTGATATGTCGGCTGCATGGCGACTAGATAACGCAAGCGCGCCTCGTGTTGCGCAACCATAGCCATATCGACCGGGGAATTGCTGAACTTCGCTGCGGCATGAACTGCTACAAGGCGGGCTATCGTTTGAAAATACCGGCTCGGTATCTCGTCGCGATCTCCGATGTAAACGATGTTCTCGACCTCGGACAAAACCGGATCAATGCTTCCGTCGATCGTGGAGTATTCGATATCGCCCAACGCTTCGCCGGCTACGGCAATGCCGAGAATGCCGGCAACCTCGTAAACAAGATTGTCGGCAGTCTTGGTGTCGGACATTTCAAGCCCCGCAAAAAGAAAAGGCGGCCAGTAGGCCGCCCTAACAACTAGCGCGTTACAAAGAAGATAATCACATCGCCAGCGCCGGCCGATGGATTGCCATTCTGGCCAGTGTATGTCGCCGTAACCGTGACTTCGTCTGTATCGCTGTAGCTGTTGTTCGACGCCAGCTCGTCCAGTGCGATATATGCCGGAGCTGTCGCAGAGATCACCAGCGCCGATGCAAATTCATCGGCATCAGCCGAGGTTCCGATATCCAGCAAATCAGTGCCAGAGTCGTTGAAGGTGGTAACGATCTGAAACCCACCTCCAACCACAACGGCTCCTGCCGGCAAAGTGCCGACAACCACGGCTGTGCCGCGCTGAAGATATGTGATCCGCTTGCGGATCACATTGATCATGCCTTTATAACCGAGATCAGTTGCAGGAACTGTATTGTTGAGAGTGCCAGTCATGGGGATTTTCCTTGTCCCAAAATGGAAATGGGAGGGCCGTAGCCCTCCCGATGCTCATTAATCGGCCGCGCTGGCGAAGAAGCCAGTCGCCATGCCCCACTGAACCAGCTTCGTGCCAGCCTGCGGCTTCTTGAAAATCTTCGAGATGCCATAAGCCGCTTCAACGCCGGTTCCGGTGATGAAGCCGTAATCGTCTTCCTTACGGAACGTCGGCTTCGCCATCTGTCCGATAGCCATTGCCGCCGCCTGCTGCCCGCAAAGGAACACCGGCTCAACACGGTTCGACGTGGCGCCGGCCGTCAGGAGGTTGGTCCACACGTTGGTGACGAACGCGGAGATTTCCGGCACCTCGCGGATGATCACGCCATCATAAATCTGGTCGCCATCCTGAAAGAGCGGATTGTTCTTGACACCATCGTTTTCGCGCGGCCGCGCATCCTTGTTCACGGTCTGAAGATCGATTTTCAGATCGCGGAACGTATTTGTCCCAGCGAACGCAACGAAATACTCCCTGCCATCCGACAGCTTGTACGGACGGATTTTCGGGTTGGCATTCTTCGCGATTCGCTTCAGAAGCGAAGCGTTCGATGCCGTGAACTTGTCGTTCGTGACATCGAGCGCAGACAACGCAGTCGAGTGGGTCGCATTGTAGTTGGTAGTTGAGTTCCCGTACAAAACTCGGTCCGAGTTATCCGCGTTCCAGGTATTGCGCTGGGTGGCGGTGGCGTCTTCATAACGGATACCGTTCACACGGTCACCATCTTCTGACCCGAGATTGGCTGGCGACGACTCAGAGGGCAAAGCCATCAACGCGGCGATAATTTCGTCGCGCTTCAGCTCATCCAGCCAATCCGACAGGAGCGGCTTTGCCTCGCCAAAGATATCGGCCGAATCCTTCTGCTGGTCAGCCTTGTTCGTGACCACGGCGTTCCGCGCCCAATCGATCCAGACGCGCATCCCGTAGTTGTCGATCTTGTCTTCGTTGCCGACCAAGGTGCCGGAGCCCTTGCCCTTGCCGGTCAGTCGGGAGACGAGCGGGATATTCATCTGCTCGCCGCCAGACTTCAACTCATTGCGAATACGGATGATCGAGTTGAGCGAAGCCCCCATGTAAGGGCCAAACGCATTACCGCGCACCCACTCGCGGTTGATTTCCTTCGTGAACTTGATGAGCTTGTTGTTGCTCTGAACAGTCGTGACAGCCATTGTCTTTTCCTTTCGGCGCCGTCACCCGCTCAACAAAAAACCCGCCACAAGGGCGGGTTTGTTTCTCGTTGATGTCAGGTCTTCAGCGCGTTGCGTATGCGAAAAGCCCCGCGTCGCTCATGTCACCGTCATCATCGGCGGCAATCTGTGCCGACGATGCGCGGTTTAAGGACGGAGGCAGCTTGATCGTTGTGTTCTGCGCTTTGGAACCATCATTTGAAGTTCTGGTTGACTGCTGAATCTTCTGCAATTGGTTGGCCGCAAATTGCGGATCAGCCATCCTGCGCTCTAGTTCTTTCTCGAACCAGGCATTCGGATCGCTGCCGATCTGCTGGAAAACCATGCGCTGCTGATGAGCTTGCACAATATCACCGAACGGATGCATGGATTGCATCGCCCGCTGATACGTGGCAACGACCTCAGGGTCACGGTTAGCCATTCCTTGCGCCAGCCAGTCATAAGCGGCCTTGACTTTTTCAGAGCCATGGTCGCGCTCGGCATCCCTGCGCGAGAAGAACTCACGCATCTGTCCGATCTGGTTTGCGATAGGATCAACCGCCTGTCTGATGCCATGTTCGAGAAATTCGTTCGGCTTCTCGAACACATCCGGCACTTGCGGCTGTTCCGGCTTTGGCAGCCGGGCTTGCAGTTCGGCAAACTGACGTTGCCAGTGGGCTTGCGCTTCCGCGAAACGGCGGTCTGCCGCTTCCCGCGCTTCTCGCTCCTCTCGGAGACGCCATGACGGAACATGTGCCTCGGCCTGCGAAGCATCTTGCGTCGCTGCATCGGCCCTTGCCGGCGCCGGATCGGCTTGCTGCTCTTTCGTAGCAAACCTGCCGTTTTCATCGCGCGGCTGTCCGCCTTCTTCGTGAACAGCGTGATCGGCTTGGACAGTTTCCTCCACAACCTCATGCTGTTCTTCCTGGGTGTCAGTTAGACTTGATTCAAACAGTTCCTTGTCTTCGATGTTCATGGTTCCTCTTAGCCGCCGTTTCGTGGCGAGACGTATGCCTGCACTCTCGCGGCAAGCGTGCGAAATGCGCCGTCTCGTGGTCGCCTACGATTGAGTTTGCCGAGCCGCTACCGTGCGATCCTCGGCACGATCCCTGATACCTTGTTCGAAATTGGCTGCATCCATCGCTGCCTGATGATCTGCCTGCTGCGGAGCGAGCATGGCATCCACGCCTGTCTTGAAAGCCTGCGAACGCTTCTGTTGTGCCGACGCTTGCTTGTCATCGATCTCAGCTAGCGCCTTGGCTTCCTGAATAGCCGGTGGCAGTTCGTACTTCTCAGGCCCGGCGATCGATGGAGCTTCCGGCGTCAGCGCCTCTTGCGCCTTCGCCTGATTAAGCATCGTGCGCGACCGCGTTTCATCAACCTTTGCCGCCTCACCGGCCAACGCGACCTGCTTGGCCTGCTCCTGCATCGGGTCAGGCTTGCTCATCATTTCGAGAAGTTTCTTCTTCTGGCTGCCCTGCAGCGGCGCCAACTCAAGCAATACTTGCGGCGGGATACTCGCGCCCTTCGAAGCCATGACCGACAACGTGTCGTAGGCATCTGCCTGCATGTTGATGTAGTCAGGCCCTTCGTCGATGATGATATCAACGTCCAGCGCGCCAAGCTGATTCACCACCTGCGGCGCACCCGTCATCGGGTCAACCTGCATGCCGTTTATCTGGATAAACTGCGCCACGTTATCGTCGTCGGTCACACGCACCCAGCGCTCTGCCGTCCAATGACGCTGAACCGCGTTCCAAATCGCCCGGTAAAGCCTGATCTTCCAGCCCTTGTAAGCAAGGATATACGGTCCAAGTTCGGCCATGCCCGCCTGTTGCAACATGGCAATCGCTCGACCCGACTGGTTCGCGGCATCACCGATCAATGCCTGGTTTGGCCCGTAATTTTCCAGCTCAGCGATGGCATTTTCCATCAACTTCATCTGACCGGCGAAGTCGAACGATTGATCGTCGGCCCGCGCCCCTTCGTTGACATTGGTGGCATTGACCTCAATCACGCCGTCAGGCCGAGCCCATTCACGCCGTGCCGTCTCCACATCATCGACCGACCCCTTCGTTAACATCAGCCGGCGAGAATTGATGATGTGCAGCCCCTTTGACCGGCGCATGTTGTATTCGTCTTGCGCCGACTTCATGTTTCGCACAAACCCGTAGCGGTCGCCATCATGGTCCACGTTGCACGAGAACATGATATAGCGACACTGCGTCTTACCCTTCTCATCTACGAGGTAGGAATCGCCCTCCATAAGGATCGTCGATCCGGTATAGAGCGCCCAGCGCCAGCCGCCGTTCTGCCGATACCAGCAATCGACGACGCGGATCATCTTCCGCGCGCCGGTTACGCTGAACCACTTCTGCTCGCGATCCGGCTCAGACGATAGTTCGGTCGCGCCCTCGTCGGACCCCTCAATTTCCTCCCGCTTGTCCGGAAACATCTCAACAGCGGCATCAAAGTCCATCCACTTTCCAACGCCCATATAGCGGGCGTCAGAAAAATCAGCCTTATAGGAGCGCGGGTCGTAGAAGAACGAATCCGGGTTCACGACGTCGAACGCGATATCGTTGTCGCCTTGGTCGCCTTCGGAAATCTCGATCTCAACGCCGCCAATTCCATCCACCGCGCCATAGATCGCGCATTCCGGAGATTTTGCCTTCCACTCCTGCTCATCCAACACGTAACGGATGACAGCCGTTGCAAGCTCCGCGCCCTGCTCATGCTTTGGAGTGCGCGGGTATGCCTTCGGGTCTTGCCGCAGCCGCTCGATCAGCCCAACAACGCCGTTAATTTTGCGCGCGATGCGGTTGAACGTGACAACAGGCTGCTTGCGCGCGTTCAGCGCCTTGATTTGCTTACTCGTCCATTGCGCTGCGTGATAGTAGCGCCTGGCCGACTTCTGTTCTTCAATCTCGTCCTGTTTGTTTCCGAGATAGTCGAGATACGCTTTCTTGAGGCGATGCAGCGGCCATCCCTCTGCAGCAGGCGCGGTTGTCCCGGCACTGAAAGCGCTTCCGCTCGTACCCTGAACGTAACCGGTGCTGTTCATCTAGAATGTCTGCCAATCCGCCGCCGCGGCTGTACTCTGCGCCGAGCGGTAACCGCTGGCGTTATTTCTCTTCACAGGAGCATCAGGGGAGCGCCCGGCAATCATTCGATCAAGCAACTGCCCGACCAATCCAATCGCATCAACCTGGTCGTCATGTTTGCCGGCCGGGAAGCTTAGAAGCTCCGAGCGGAAGTCAGCAAACCATGGCGCGTTTATCGGAACGTAGAGTCCCTCCAGCGCCATGCGACCTCGCATTGACTGCGCTCTGACCGACTTATCGCCTCGGGTTGGAAATTGCTCGCGCACAACATAGGCCTTGCGTTCACGCATTCGACGTTCAAGGAATGGCCCGACACCGGATTTGATCTGGCCTTGTTCCTCGGCCCAGCTCATAGGCTTCCATTGCAGGACAAGATCGCAGAATGCCTCAACCCACTGATCCGACGACGCCTGCCGGCGCCACAGATCCAGCAAATACATGCGGCCCTCTGGATCGATGCCAACAACGGCATGAACCGTGTAGTCGCCGCCGTCCGCTGTCACGGCATAGTCGCTGCCGCCATAGACGCGCAGCGTGTC